TAATGAACTTTAATGAAGGTAAGCTACAATCTATAAGCAATTATGGTATTACTGGAGTTTATCTAGGTGGTAGTGTGCTAGGCTTTGCTACTGCAGCTTATATCTATCCATTAGGTAAATATGGTGTGAGTGGAGCTAACTATACTTTTAGTGTAGCAGGAGCTGATAATGGGCTTAATTTGTCAAATAACATCTTATTATTCTATACTATTCCTTTAAAAGTGAGTAAAAGACTTACTATAAGTCCAGATGTATACTTATCTGGTAGTTCAACAGGATATCTTACTGATCAAAAAGTTTTTGTAACTGGAGATGATGTTGGTGTAATGACTGGATTTAATTTCGATATTGCGTTTACTAAACGATTTAAGTTCAATTTTGCATTAAAAACATCATTCAATACAAACCCAATTGTACCTCAAACCTATATGGGAATGATAGGAACTAAAGTGAATTTATAGTTCTGATATTAATTCCTAAATTGCAGTACGTTTTGTGTGATTTGGTAGTGTGTGGCAATTAGGGGGATTCTATCCTCCTTTTTGCGTTATAAACAAAAATCCCCGAGGTCAATAACCAAGGGGATTAATTTACAACTATGAAAAAAATTAACTTACTCAAAATTTGTTCCCTACAAAGTTATGTTCTTTTATTTTAGATGTGGCTACATCTATGAACATTTCGTGGGTTGCAGTTAGGCCATCTCTATTCTTCATAAAGATGTATTCAATGGTATTATCAAACTCTACATTGTTATTTCCTTCTTCCTTAGCTCTCTCAAACTTATAATAGTCATCTCTGTATAATCCAATAACTACGGAAGCATCTTGTTCAATTTGTCCAGAAGAACGTAAATCAGATAACTTTGGCCTATGTGAGCTTCTACCTTCTGATTGCCTATTTAATTGGGCAGCACATAAGAATGGGATATCTAGCTTCTTAGATAACTGTTGTATCTTCTTGGATACACTACCTACTACGGCTGTTTCATCATTACTCTTAATATTAGAATCAGTTATCAATTGCATATAATCAACAAGTACCATCTTGATATCTTTCTCTCTTACAATCTTTTGCACTAAAGCGGATAAATAATTGATATCTCTATTAGCTCCATCATACCAAGTGATAGGTAGCTTTTCGAGTTTAGTGATAGCATCCTTTTGAATAGCTGAAAATTGGTCAATATTTATCCTTCCTGTCTTTATTTTAGAGTAGGGGGTATAAGTATCTAACGTTCCAGAAATCATTCGGTAAATTAAAGATATTACTGGCATCTCAAGGGATAAAAACAATACATTATGCCCCATAGCGGAGGCATTCCTAGCGTGTTCTAGTAGACAAATAGTTTTACCTTGTCCTGGCCTTGCAGCAAATAGGATAACATTACCTTTAAGCCATCCACCTGTAATTTCATCTAACTTAGGATATCCTGTAGGAACTCCTGCAGTTTGTCCATTAGTCATAACATCTCCTAGATTATTTAAGGCATCAACTAAGGCAGACTTCATATCTACTATCTCCTTATCATCATCCTTAAACATTTCTTGATTAGTAATAGAGTTTACCTTATCTACCAAAGAAAAGTAATCTGATCCGTTAGCTAAATCATTAGTGATTTGTCTTGATAAGTCCATTAAATCCCTTTTACCCTTTAATTCAGCTAGGTAAATAAGCAATTCATTGGTACTTGTTGATGAATGAGTAGTTGTGGAGGCTAATAAAGTAGCCCAATCATTATTTCCGCTTGATTTAAGCCTTAATACTACATCTGTTAAGGTATAGTTACCCTTTTCAGAAAATAACTCAGCACAAGCCAAAAATACACTTCTAGTTTGTTCGAAGTGAAATATGTTAGGTTTAATTATTTTTTGCACTTGCTTAAATGCAGAAGGATTAGTAGTAATTAGTGATATAACTTCCTTTTCCGCATCTAAGTCGGTAAATGATACTTTGTCTTTAGCTTTCATAGTTGTAACTCTTAATTTTAATCGAATCTAAATACTATATTCTTTTTAGCTTCTTGGGCTTTTGGTAAGTACATTTCATCCTCCCAAGTCCTTTGATTTAAGTAAGTAAAGGGGTCTTTTCTAAACTTAACATCTGGAGTTGCCTTTAAATAATGTGGAAGGGTTGCAAATATAGCATCTATTTCTTTCCAATTTAGCTTTAAGAACCTAGGTTTTGCTTTAATTTGACCTGTTTTCTTATTGTATGTATTCCAAAACTCTAAGAATTTAGCTTCTTTCTTCTCTACATCTTCTAAGATATCTTGAGAATTAACCATAGGAATACTTAATGGCTCTAATTCCTTAGTTTTAGTGTATAGAATTTGTAAACCAGGAGTTGCTGTAAGCTTAGTTTGATTCAATGAAGCTAATAATTCTTCATCCCTGATCACTAAATTCATATTAGATAGAACTTCTTGAAAGAAATCTCCTAATCCTAGCATCTTATTTCTCATCTCATTAAAGCATATACTGTTAAACCACCAATTACAACACCTAGCACTAAACCTATGATTAAGGCTGAAAATACAGCATATTCAACAAATTTAAGTGCTTTCTTAATGTCTTCACGCATTTCATTTTCCATTGTCTTGTTGTTTAGTTATCTCTATAAGTTTGTTTATACAAGCATTCTCTGCTTCTTCGTAAGTTTTATATGGGCCATCTCCATAATTTTCACATTCTTCTTCTTTTTTATCTACATATAAAACAAAATCGTATTTTATTCCATCTTGATAAACTAATTCAATAAATGAATTTTGATTACACTTATCCCTAAACCATCTAAATAATTGTTGTTTAAGTGGGGCTAAAACATAATCAACATCAAATCTTACAGCATATTCCTCATCCATAAGTTTTGGCCATCTTGTGCTATAAACTTTTAAAGTTTCCTCATAAAAACCTAATTCCTTTAAGGCTAATGCTTGTTCATATGTTACAAATTCTTCTTCCATTATCTATTATTAGAATGGTTAAAAATTACCGCAACCCTATCAATAGGTATAAGAGCAACAGTTTCACCAATTCCATCTTTTTCAGATTTAAAATGATAAATGTTTCCTATTGGAGTAATTGATTTAGCATTTATGTTAATAACTTTGCCATCATAGTAAATTGTAATATCTGATTTAATCTTTTCCATTATCTAATCTTTAATTATGTTAAACTTATCACCAATATTTCTTAGGGTAAATCCTAGCATTATAGCTAAATCTTTTAAAGCTTCATTGTCCAAACTATTTAACCATTCAAATTGTCTATCTTCTGGACAATCTTCAAAACAAGTAGGCTGTCTACGTTCTTCATCTTCAAACTTATGTAGTATGTAAATGCCTGATAAATGCCTTCTATTAATCTTTTCCATATTATTTATGTGAGCTTTTGTAAAAAGTAAAAACATCAGAACATTTACGCAAATCAGTTACAATATGATATTCAATTTCATTTATTTTTAATGCAGTTAAATAACAGTATTGTTTATCATTATTAGAAATTCTGCCCATCATTATAACTTCTTTAACAATATCTAAGACTATTAAATCTGATATATCTGTTTCGTTCTTGATTATTATTTTACCCATTAAACCAATCTTTAAATTTCTTAATTCTTATAAACGCTGCTCTTTCTTCAGCTCCTTTGTTATTTAATAATCTGGTTTTCCAGAGTTCTAATGTGTAGTGAGAGTTATGAATAATGTGGCCATCAAAAGAAATAAAGTCAATCAATGGCTCATTATTCTCTATAAACTCATCTACCCATTCAACAGCTTTCTGGTTGTAAAATGCTTGGTTTTTTCCTTGGCCTATCATTTCTTAATACTAAAAACCCATTTACATTTACTTCCATCTTAATCTTCTGATCACAAGACATACATCTATACTTAACTGACCATTCAGCAAAACTAGCATCAAAGTAATCCCATAATTGCTGTACAGGATGCTTGTGTCCACATTTAGGACACTCTGTTCTGTCTGTTTTAATTGCTTTTCTCTGCATTGGTTAGTTTTAATAATCTGTAAGCCTCCTTTAACATTTTAGCTTGGTGTGTCCAGGCTTCTTGGATTGTATAACCCAATTCATTACGTTTTTGATTTTGGCTAATAATAGTGCCATCTGCGTGAATAATTTGTGCCATTAGAATAAAACTTTAGATACATAATATTGATTAACATCTTTTGTAGCATTAGGGCTATGATATAAATGATACATACCCATAGCTTGCTCTACTTTCATTCTTCCAGACTCCATAAACTCATCGGAGCATTCAAAGAAACCTAATCGATTAGAACCTTTCTCAATAACAATAAAAGCTAATTCCTTACCAAATAGGTGATTGTAGATAAATGCTTGAGAATCGTAGTTGTACTTCTTAGCGGAATACTTAAAGTCATCCAAAGAAGTAGTAGTCTTTAAATCGTAGATAAAGTCTCCATTAATAATATCAGCCTTACCTTTCCATTGCAAGCCTTCAATTTCACCTATTGCTGGCACTTCATATTTAATACCACTATCCCAAACTAACTTGGATAAATCGGTATTAGCTCTTAGTGCTTTAACCATTTCATCTACTTCTTCTGCTTCTTTAACCAATAACATAAAAGGCTCATTGCTTTCTTTGCAAGCATCTTTGTAGATGTTAGTAGTTCTTGTGGAGGCATCAACTAAAGGGAATGATTTTAGTTTGTGAGGCTCTAAACAAGCTGTATGAAAATAACTTCCTTGTAGCATTGCTAAAGTCTTTTCAGACTTCTTCTTAAACATTACAGGGTTATTAAGTAAAACTCCAATATCTGAATTAGACAAGTAGCTTCTACCTAAGCCATTATAATATTCATTGTCATCTTTTAACGTTTGTAT